TGCAGATTCAATTAAGAGTGGCCACGCAGACAGCTACGGGCGAGACGGTTGTCTGGAAGCCTGTGGAGAAGCGGCATGCACTGGTGATCTCCCTAGGTGCTGAGGCAAGAGCAGTTTATCAGCAGCTACAAAGCCAGGTTAGCCATAAGGTGGTATTCGAAGGGAGCGTAGATATTTCACTCGGCGATAATCGTTTACTTTGGGGAGATAAAACACTGAAGCCGGTGGAGCCTGTCCGGGAGATAGGTCACACATCCATAGTCATGGTGAAGGAGGTTTGATGGGAGTTGAATTTACATGCCGCATACCAGAAGCAAAAAAGGCTATCTCTGATGCTGCTTCTAAAAAGATGCTTGAGACAGTTAACAAAGTGAGGAATCAGACACTAAAAACTCTCAGCGGCAGTAGGTCAGGACGAACATATAAAGTGCCGGGAACGGAGCGAACTTATACTGCTAGCTCTCCTGGTGAGCCTCCAGCTCAGGCTACAGGCAGGCTAAGGCAATCTATCAAGACATCAATAGAGGGCAAAGGTGATGAGATCATCGGGAAGGTTGGAACAGATTTGGAATATGGTAGATGCTTAGAGTTTGGCACGAAGAAGGTGGCTGCTCGGCCATGGTTAAAGATTAGTTTTGATAAGGCTGGGGTGAAGGCTACCTTAGGGGGTAAGTGGTTAGAATGACAGTTGATGTAGAGAAAAGCCTGGTTAACCATATTTGGACTCTCTTGACCGCGGATACTGCCCTGAAGGCAATTATGGGCGGGATAGTACGGTGTTATCTTGATTGGGCGACGCCTGATGCTGTCTTCCCTTACCTGGTTCACCGTCTGGATATCAGGAGAGGGGAAGGCACCCACGTCGTACAGCGCGCCACTCATTATCTGGATATTTGGAGTGACAGCCCGAACGCCGATGAGACTCTGGCCATCAGGGAACGACTAGTGCAATTACTCGACGAGCTAATCTTCAGCACGACTGATGTTAAACTGGTCCACATAGAATTCGTTTCTAGCGGTGGCGTTCCCGAGGTCGAGCAAGATATCTGGCACAGGGCAACCGTTTGGGATTGGATATTCAGGAGAGACTCGGAAGCTACTGCCATCGAGGAGAGATGAGGAACGATAATATATTCTCTAATATAGGAAAAATAAAACAAGGAGGTAAATAACAATGGCTAACGAATCACAGAATGTTTTGGTAGGTGTAGCGAGCCTGGCAATTCGACAACCAAACGATGCACTAGCAGAATGGGTTAGTGACATCAAATACGCTGGAAGTCATTCAGTGAAACTATCCAAGGGGGGCTCTGGCAATGCTGGAAGCACTCATCTACAGCTTACTCCGAGAGGGGTATCTGCTGCGGTGACGATGGCAACTTTTGAGGCTGCTATTAAGGATGCTACACACGCATATAGTTTCTATCACAAGAGTCAGAATGGTGTGACTGGTAACTATGCTCAGTTCGAGTTCAGGTTTGAAGATCCTGATAGCGATGGCTGGATAGAGGTTACATTCGTAACATTGCAGAACCACGAAGCCGACGGAGAATGGAAGATAGAAGCTCTTGCAGACGGTGATAAGGCTGGTTATGGTGGAGTCTCTGATATCGGTCACTCATTCTCTAATTGGGCTCTGACAGCTATCGATGGTCTTGGTGAAGAGGCTGCTGGTGCAGATTATGCGAATTGCACCATAAGCGATTGGGTATTATCTCGGATTCGTGTTGAGCTATGGGAACCTGAACCAGCGAGATATTGCCACATTGATAGTGTCGTGATCCACGGAGTGACTTACGAAATAGAGCCAGGCGCTGCGACTGCTCCAGGTCTTTCGCTCTCTAGTCCTTACGTTGATGTCGGATACACTGAGGACGGAGTGAACTTCAATTACACCGTTGATATTGCTGAGATCAAGGTCGAAGAGGAAACGTTCCCTATAGATGGAAAGATAACCAGTGAGACTCTGGAGATTGTTTGCAACATGGCGGAGAGTTCACTTTTCAACATCGATAAGGCAATAGCTGGCAGTGTGCTGAGCGGTAATATCCTCACGATAGGAGACGGTATCTTGAAAAAGATGTCTATTAAGCTGACAGGTATAACTCCTGCGGGGACTGAGCGCACATACGAGTTCCCCAAGGTGATCGCTACTGGAGCAGTTGGGATGAGCTTTAGGAGAGCCGAAAAGACCATAGTTCCTCTGACTTTCCGAGCCTTAAAGCCTGCTAGCGGGCCTGTTGGAACTTTTGTGGATAATGCATAAATTAAAGGGGGTAATCAATGAATATTGAGATGCGTGCACTATTAGTCACAGATGTCTTTACCGTTGCTCGTATGCTATCTAAGGTAGCGGGCGGAGCTAGAGCGGAGATTGCTGCGGCGATCAAGGCTGGGGAGAGTTCTAATCCTACAGAGTTGGGAATGGTTATGTTTCAGACTATGTTTGCCGATGCCGAAGAGGACGTGAAGGGATGGCTAGCTGATTTGATAGGCAAGACCAAAGAGGAATTCCTCGCAATGCCGGCGACAACGGTGATAGACATTATTGAGACATTGATGAAGCAGGAAGATGCTGCGGATTTTTTCGCACGAGTCTCGCGGTTGGTATCAGGAGAGACGACGGAACCGCCGGACTCTTCGACTTAATCCAGTCTCGATATGGCTGGACTGACGAGACTATCCACAGGCTCTCGTTCTCCAGGTTTATGGAGCTAATCACGTTATCGGCCAAGGCAAGACAAGAGGAGGCAAAGGAGAGACTCATCCTGGCTTCCTTTCTTGGCTGGCAGACGGGAGCTAGGATTAAAAGAGAAGGAGAGTCAGGGAGTGAGGCCTATCCATTTGCTGAGCATCTGGCAAGACTAGGCTTAGCTGAGCGGCCTGTACAGAGTCATGGCTCCGGGGATGATACTATGGCGCTCTCACGCATGGGAATTAAAGTTAAGAAGGTTAAAGAGACATGAATATATTCGAATTGTTTGGCACTATTGGCCTTAAAGGCATGGACGGCGTCAATAAGCAACTAGACGGACTCCAGGGCAAGCTTGGTTCCGTTGGGGATGGTATGAAAAACGTTGGCACGAAGATGACGAAGGCTGGCGGGGTTATGGTTGGGGCGGTTGGTGCTATAGCTATCCCTTCGCTGAAGATGGCTGCTGACTTCGATACTGCTATGCGCTCAGTAAATACCATGCTCCTTCTTAACGAAGACGAGTTCAAAAAACTCTCTGATGACACTCGTGAAATGGCGAGAAGCATGGGTGTTGACGTTACAGAATCGGCGGCTGCATTATACCAGGCTATATCCGCTGGCGTGCCAAAGGAGAACGTAGTTGACTTCCTAACTATAGCTTCAAAAGCTGCCATTGGAGGGATGACAGATACCAAGACAGCAGTTTCGGGATTTGCTACAGTTCTCAATGCCTTTAAGTTGCCGATGTCAGATACTCAGAAGGTAGCCGACTTGATGTTCACTACCGTCGCCGGGGGCGTGACCACATTTGAAGAGTTGTCAGCGTCCCTCTTCCAAGTGGCCCCTATAGCTGCTGCTTCTGGTGTTGGGTTTGATGAAGTTTCGGCGGCTTTGGCAACCTTGACCAAACAAGGTGTGCCAACTTCTGTAGCCACCACCCAACTCAGGCAGGCGATGGTATCATTACAGAAGCCCACAAAAGAGATGGGTGAGGTTATAGAGGATTTGGGTTATGAATCAGGCCAGTCTATGCTTGCTGAACTAGGCTTTGCCAAGACAATTAATACATTGCGGGATGCTACAGGGGGGAGCAATGAGCTGTTGATGAAAATGTTTGGTTCCGTGGAAGCAGGCTCAGCCATCCTTGGACTTACAGGGGAAAATGCCGAAATGTTTGCTGAAGACCTTGAAGCGATGGCCAACTCTGCTGGAGCAGCTGATGCTGCGACGGCACAAATGGAAGAAAGTACATCTCGGCAAATGGCGCACCTTATGGCTGACTTAAAAGATGTTGCCATGACAATAGGCGAAGCCCTGATGCCTGTATTGCAGGAGATAGTTGAAACTGTTGTGCCTATCGTTCAGAAGGTGGGCGAATGGGTTAAGGAGAACCCGAAACTGGTCAAAACTATCTTGGTGGCTGTGGGTGCTGTAGGTGGGTTACTGGTAACTCTTGGCCCTATCCTGATGGTGTTAGGTTCACTATTGACAATGTTACCAGCTCTAGGAGGAGCCTTTGCGGTTTTGCTTGGGCCAGTGGGGCTTGTCATCGCGGCTATTGCTGCTGTGATAGCTATTGGAGTTTTGCTCTATAAGAATTGGGACACGATCAAGGAAAAGGCTACAGCTATATGGAACGGCATAGCTAACTTCTTCACGGGCATCTGGGACAAATTAACTGGTATTTTCAAGGATAATTGGGATAAAATCTTGATGATTCTCTTCCCGGCGATAGGGTTGCCTATCTTGATAGCCAAGAATTGGGGCAAGATCATGGAAGTGTTAACGGAGATATGGGATAAAATAAAGAGTGTCTTCTCTGGAGCATGGGAGGCAGCGAAAGAGTGGGGGATGAACCTCGTCAAGGGTTTATGGGAAGGTATCAAGTCGCTGAGTTCTTGGATATGGGATAAGGTAAAAGGGTTTGCCAAAGGTATATTCGACAGCATCAAGGGTGGGCTTGGAAAGTTGTGGCCTTTCAGTCCATCGGAGGCTGGTGTCGATATTGGAGAAGGACTTGCTAAAGGGATTCAGGTTGGAGTTGAAGGAGCTCTCGGTAATGTTCGTTCAGCCATGAGAGATCTAACAGGTGAGATAGCTGTTAGACCCGGGATAGGTTCAACTGCCCCGGCAGCCATGGGAGCTACGATAACCAATACTTTTAATATCGCTGAGTTAGTAGTTAGGGAGGAAGCCGATATTAAACGGATAGCGAGGGAATTATTGCGAATGCAACAGTTGAGGGCTAATTATGGGTAATTCATTGTCATTTGATGGCACAGATTTGAGCCAATACGGGCTGACTATAGCCAAACGGGGAATGCCATTGGAGTTCACAGCTGAGAGTGTCCAGCTCCAACACAAGGCGTATGCAAATAGCAGTTTGATAATTCCGAAGGTTATAGGGCTCGATATATCTGTTCTAGGTGCCAGTCTAGCAGAGTTGAAGACTAACCTGGATAGCATAAAACAGATACTAGGAAATAGAGATGACGCAAAACTGATTCTGGATTCGCTAACTGATAGGTATTGGTGGGCCAGATTCCAGAGTTTAACTGGTGTGATTAGTAGCCTCGCTTTTATGGGCTATCTGACTTTTATAGCTTATGATTCGTTTGCCTATGATGTAGATGAAACTACTCATACATATGATGCTGGTGATTTCTTGGCGGACCCACAGACTCTTATACTTAGTGTTGGGGGTACAACCAGGACAGAGCCGCTCTACACCTTCACAGCCGGCGAAGCACTGAATGCCATAGCTCTCAAATTAAAGAATCTCGATACTGATATGGAATTACAGTGGGAGGGATCGCTTGCCAATACCGACACTCTGAAAGTCAACGTGGCGAGCTGGGTGGTACTTAAAAATGATGTGGCAGATATGGCTATATCAGGGGCATTCCCTTATTTGATTCCGGGGAGTAATAGCATTAAGGTTACGGCATTCGGGA